ATACTATCAACAGGTTGATAATTCTATGCGTAAACAATTTCCAAGTTTTTTTGGTGTACCAGAAACAAATTCTGTTCAAACAGAACAAGTTGAAATTACACCAAATAAAAGACAGGTATCAAACCCTGTCGCACCTGCTACGAGGAACAGTAATAAAAATCCTCGCAAAATCCATCTGACTCAGAGCCAAGTCTCCATAGCTCGTAGACTTAATATAACTCCAGAGCAGTATGCAAACCAACTATTAAAGGAGTCTTAAATGTCCGAAATAGATAAAGAAATAGAAAATGCTAGCGAAGAGCAAGCAGTAGAGCGTACCCCTAGGGAAATAGAAAGCCGAGAGGCTTCTCAGCGTATACAAAGCTGGGAAAATCCATCAAACTTACCAACACCTACTGAACAAGACGGATGGGTATTTAGGTATATTAGAACTAGCCTTTTAGGTCAAACTGATAATCCTAATGTGTCCAGAAAGTTAAGAGAAGGATGGGAGCCTTGTAGATTAGAGGATCACCCAGAACTTCAAATTCATATGATGGACCACAATTCAGAATGGTCAGCTAAAGGTAATGTTGAAATTGGTGGACAACTGTTATGCAAGATGCCAAAAGAAAAAGCGGAAGCTAGAGACAAATACTTTGATAATGTAGCGTCTCAACAATTGGAATCTGTAGATAACACTTATTTTAAAGATCAGGATTCTAGAATGGCTACCAAAGAAGTGTTTGAGAGAAAATCAAGAACAACATTTGGTAAAGATTCTTAATCCTATATTATAATTTATTAAATAGGAGACAATTATGTCATCAGTCGCGACTCCTTTTGGAGCCTCAACAAATGGTACTATTGTCGGTGCAGCCTTTACTAATAAGGTCACACATTACAAAATTAAAAATGCTTATGGCACTTCAATTTTTTATGGTGATTTTGTTAAGTGGGGTGACGATAATCCAAACACTACTATCCAAAAAGATACAGGCACAACTGCTTGTACTCCAATTGGTGTATTTCTTGGATGTGCGTACACTGACCCTAATACCAAACAATTTACGCCAAATCAAATGTTCACAGCTTCTATAGCTGCGGATGATATTGTGGCGTATGTTTGTACCGATCCTTTCGTAATCATGCAAATGCAATGCGATGGAGCGGCAGACCAAGACGATCTTGGTAAGAATTGTGCTGTTGTTCAAACAGCTGGTTCAACTGCTATTGGTAGAAGCAAAAATTCGGTTGATATATCAACTGTAGCAACTACAGCAACACTACCTGTAAAGATTATCGGCTTTGTCGATGGTCCTGATAGTGAAGTTGGTGATGCTTACACAGATGTATTAGTAATGTTTAATGCCGGTCATCAGTTGTTAAATACAACTGGTATAGGTTAAAGGAGATAAATCATGGCAGCTATTTCAAGAGCTCAAGAGTTACATCAACTCTTACCTGGACTCAACGCATTATTCGGTGAAGAATATAATCGTTACGAAAACGAACATGAATCTATGTATACAACGGAGAATTCTGAGAGATCATTCGAAGAAGAACTGAAGTTATCTGGTTTCGGTGCAGCACCTGTAAAGAATGAGGGATCAAGTATCAGTTATGATACTGCTCAAGAATCATTCGTAGCAAGGTATACACATGAAACTGTAGGTTTAGGTTTTAGTATTACAGAAGAAGCAATGGAAGATAATCTTTATGTTTCAGTTTCTGCTAGATATACTAAAGCACTTGCTCGTGCAATGTCTTACACAAAACAAGTAAAAGCAGCTTATCCATTAAACAATGGATTCTCAACTGCTTTTAAATCTGGTGATGATGTCGCTTTATTTAGCACAGCTCACCCACTTGTAAGTGGCGGAACTAACAGTAACAGACCATCTGTAGCAGCAGATTTGAATGAAACATCTTTAGAAGATGCTATTATTCAAATAGGCAAGTGGACAGACGAAAGAGGACTAAAAATTGCAGCAAAAGCTAGAAAGCTTATAATTCCATCAGACTTACAGTTTGTGGCAACTAGATTGTTACAGAGTGATTATAGAGTTGGAACTGCTGACAATGACATAAATGCAGTCAAAACTAATGGAGTGATTCCAGAAGGTTATTCAGTAAATCATTATTTAACTGATACTAATGCTTTCTTTATCATGACAGATGTTCCTGACGGAATGAAGCATTTTGTTCGTGCTCCAATGTCAACCACTATGGATGGCGATTTCGACACTGGTAATGTAAGATACAAAGCTAGAGAAAGATATTCCTTTGGAGTATCTGATCCGCTAGGTGTTTTCGGTTCACCAGGTAGTTCGTAAGAACTTTAAAGGGAGCTTCGGCTCCCTTTTTTTTATGGTATATTATAAATCTAGGTATTTTATTAACTTGTCTATCAACTGACCTAGCAGACACTTGCCGAGATGATAGATTATTTCTTTTAGGAGAAAATTATGGCTAACACAACTTTTAATGGACCAGTCAGGTCTGAAAATGGATTTGAAACTATTTCAAAAAATACTTCAACTGGTGCAATAACAATCACTAGTGGCAATAAAATGTCTGTAGAAGCTGTTGGTAGTGCTGGTATAGAAGGCACAGCAGCAGTTTATGTAACTCAAGTAGAGCGTTTTAAAAGCGATACAGATACAAATGTAAACATTGTTAAAACAACACTTATGATTGATTTAACAGGTTTAAGAGATGGTGGCACAGCAGGTGACATCATTGGTAAAGATGGCGATGGAGTTGCTTACATAGGTCAAGTAACAACAGCTAACCAAGGAACAGTTTTCGGAGTCACAATGACTTGTGTTGAAACTCCAGCAGGCGGTGGTACAGATATAGATTTATATTCTGCTACTGAAGGCACAGGTGTTAATGACACAGCTATTGGTGATTTAACAGAAACACAAATTATAAATGCAGGTGCAGCTTCAGCAGGTACTATGGTAGCTGGTGGAGATATTGTAGCAGACCAATACTTATATCTTGTAGGTCAAGGTACAGGTCATGCAGCTTATACAGCAGGTCGTTTCATTATTGAAATAACTGGCTACGATATAGCATCATAAGGAGTAAACTATGGCTGACGCAGTAACATCACAAACCATCATTGATGGTGAAAGAAATTGTGTTATGAAGTTTACAAATGTCAGCGATGGCACAGGAGAATCCGCAGTAGTTAAGGTAGATGTATCTGCCTTAACTGCAAACTCTGAAGGAACATCTTGTTCAGAAGTTAGAGTAATGCGTATAAGTCATGCTATCGTAGGTATGTCTGTTCAATTATTTTTAAATGCTTCTACTAATGTTTTATTAGTAGAATTAGCTGAAAGTAGTAATGGACATATGGACTTTAAAGATTTTGGTGGACTTCCAAATAACGCAGGTAGTGGTAAAGATGGAGATATTTTATTTACTACAAAAGGACATAGTTCAGGAGACACTTATTCTGTTACTTTAGAAATGGTAAAAGTGTATTCTGATTAAAAGGAGTAATTATGAGTAAACAATTTGTAATATCAGAAACTGGAGAATTTCCAGCACAATATAAAGTTTTAAGATTAGACGAAGATGGTATATATAGACCTATATTTGGTCCAGACCCAGACTTGGAAGATGCAGAACGCAAGTGTGCTGAAATGAATGGTGACAGAGCAAGAAATGACAAAGGTCAACTTGTTGCTGATGATCTATCTACTCCAGATATTAACGAAGCTTATGTTGGTGGTAAAAAACCAATTAAGAAAAAAATAACAAAAACAAAAAAAACAGTTAAAAAAACTGTTAAAAAATAGAGGAATTTATTATGCCAGGTGGAATGAGAAAAAAGAAAGAACCAGAAATGTACAATATGGGCGGACAAACTGGAAACACTATGATGCCAAAAGCTCCTATGAGTAAAATGTACCAAAAAGGTGGTAAGTTTTATATGGGTGGTGGTGGAACTATGATGACAGATAAGACTCCATCTTTTAAAGATGANATGCANAGAAGATTTGGTGGTGGAGGAATGACTGGACCATCTATGAAAAAAAATAAATAGTTACTAGTAAATAAAAATGCCTTCACAGCGAAAAAGGGAAAACCCTATACGCAAAACAACTACAGGTAAGAGTGCTAACTATCGCTCTACTAAATCTGGTGCTGGAATGACTAAAAAAGGGGTTGCTGCTTATCGTAAAGCAAACCCTGGTTCTAAGTTAAAAACAGCAGTAACAGGTAAAGTAAAAAAAGGTAGTAAAGCTGCTAAACGCAGAAAATCTTACTGTGCAAGATCAGCAGGTCAACTTAAAAATAGTTCAGCTAAAACCAGAAACGATCCTAATTCAAGAATTAGACAAGCTCGTAGAAGGTGGAAGTGTTAATAAAGGATAAATAATGGCAACGAGTGGAACAACAGCATTTACATTAGACTTAGGCGATATTATGGAAGAAGCCTATGATCTATGCGGTAGTGAGTTACGCTCAGGCTATGATTACAGAGGAGCTAAAAGAGCTCTAAATCTTATATTTTTAGAATGGCAAAATAAAGGATTAAATCTTTGGAAAATAGAACAAGGAACACAAACCCTTACTGCTGGCACAAGTAGCTATGCTTTACCTTCAAGTGCATTAGAAGTAGTTGATGCTTTTATTAGAACAGATGCAGGTGATACTAATGAACAGTTTGATCAAAGATTAAATAGAATATCTAGAACACAATACAATCATCAAGCTGTAAAATTATTACAATCAAAGCCTACACAGTTTTTTATAGACAAAGGCACTAGTTCTAACAATATTGTATTATGGTCAACACCTGATTCTAATCAAACATATACACTTGTCTATGACTATGTTCAAAGAATTGAAGATGCTGGTAATCCAGCTAGTAATAATGCAGATGTTCCTGGAAGATATCTTCCTTGTTTAACTTATGCACTTGCATATAATTTAGCTTGCAAAATGCCAGAAGCTCAAAACAGAGTACCAATGATTAAACAAAGGTATGATGAACTTTGGAATGAAGTAAGTGATGCAGATAGAGAAAGAGCAGCAATTAGATTTGTTCCTGATTTGAGTTCTTACTAATGTATGCAGTAGGTAAAAAAGCATTAGGTGACTGTGATAGATGTGGTTTTACCTATAAATTAAATGATTTAAAATACGAAGTACAAGATAGTATTCGTAATGGATTAAGAGTTTGCAATAGTTGTTTTGATAAAGATCACCCACAATTTAAACTAGGTGAAGTAAACACAGCAGATAATCAAGCTTTATTTAATCCAAGAGTAGATAGAGGAAGAAAAGAATCAACAACTTACTTTGGATTTGACCCAGTAACAGGAATAGGTTTAGTCTTAACATCTAAAGTAGGAAAAGTTACAGTGAGTACAGAATAATGGCTTGGACATTTACAACATTAAAATCAGCAATACAAGATTATACTAATAATACAGAGTCTACATTTGTAAGTTATTTAGATGAATTTATAGTTAATACAGAAGATAGAATACAGAAACTTGTATCACTTCCAGTATTTAGAAAAAATGTTACAGG